GCCTCAAATATCTCGCTTAATCGACCTTGAGTCGGTTTTAAAGGAGTATAAATAATGGTCACAGCATATAAAGGTATTGATTACCTAAGAGCAAAGCTTGCAACAAAACAAATAGGAGTAGAGCGCAGATATAACTATTATGAGATGAAATATCTGGCAAGAGATCCGTCACCACTTATTCCTGCACAGCTTAAGGAGGTTTACAAGAGCATATTAGGATGGTGTGGAAAAGCGGTTGATGTTCTGGCAGATCGTTTGGTGTTTGATGGATTTGTAAGCGAAACAGATTATTTCGACATGAATGGGATATTTGACCAGAACAACAAAGATATCCTGTTTGACAATGCGATTCTTGGTGCTTTGATATCATCCTGTGACTTTGTTTATATTTCAGCAGATGAAAATGGATTTCCCCGGTTGCAGGTAATCGATGGATATAATGCCACAGGCAAAATAGATCCGATTACCTATATGCTTACAGAAGGATATGCGGTTCTTGAACGTGATGAGTACGAAAATCCCATCACGGAGGCTTATTTTGTTGCCGGACAGACTACTATTTACACTCAGGAAAACCACAAAGTTACAATTGAAGAATATCCCAACAAAGCTCCATACCCTCTGTTGGTACCAATTATATACAGGCCCGATGCAAAGAGAGTTTTTGGTCGCTCTCGGATAAGTCGCGCATCAATGGATATAATGGATAAAGCGCGAAATACAATTACGAGGGCCGAGGTTTCGGCTGAGTTTTATGCATTTCCTCAGAAATATGTTGTTGGTTTAAGCCAGGATGCGGAGCCGTTGGATTCTTGGAAGGCAACCATTTCATCAATGCTTCAGTTTACAAAGGATGAGGATGGTGACCATCCGATTCTTGGACAGTTCCAGATGACAAGCATGACTCCTCATCATGAACAGCTTCGTATGTATGCATCAGCATTTGCAGGTGAAACAGGTCTGACGATGAACGATCTCGGATTTGAAAGCAACAATCCGACAAGCGCGGATGCAATTAGAGCTGGGCATGAGGATTTGCGGTTATTGGCAAGAAAAGCACAACGTACATTTGGCACAGGATTCTTGAACACAGGATATCTTGCGGCCTGTGTGCGTGACAATATGGCATACAAACGTACAGAAATATACCAGAGTAAACCGAAATGGCTGCCTATATTTGAGCCTGATGCGGCTACACTCTCAGGAATTGGCGATGCATTCAGTAAGTTGCAGCAGTCATTCCCGGATTATGTAACAGAAGAAAAACTAAAGTCTCTGACAGGAATTTAAGGAGGTAATATATGGCAGAAGATATTTCTCCGGCACTGTTGAAGAAGGTACAGACGAATTTTCGGAACAGAATCGAAAAATCAGGGGCCACAACAAAGGCGGCGATAAAAAAGGCAAGAGATGGAACACTAAAATCTGTAAGTGTTTATTCGGAGAAGGTTGGCAGGGCTTTATCAGGTGCTTTTCTTGATGAAGTAACAGTTGAAGCTCTTCCAGACGGTGTTTTGTATTATAATATCGCACAAAAAGTTATTGTGCCACCAATAGAAGAAGCATGGTTAATGGTTTCTGATGTGGCTGATGAGGTTCAGATCGTTGCAAATAAGGCAGCAGGCATCAATTTAAAACCGATTAGGCCACCAATAGAAAAAGAACGGCTGGATGGTTTGATTGAGTTGATTATAAACGGAGATTTTGCCGAGAACATACATCATCTTAATGAGCCTGTCAAAAATATAGTTGACCATTTTGGCGATCATCATACCGAGAAGAATACCGAGTTCCTTTCAAATAGCGGTGTGGATATCTATATTACACGGATTGCAGAATCAACCGCGTGCGCCTGGTGTAGGGAGCGCGAGGGAACATACCGAGGTTATAGAGAGGCAATTGATAATCAGGTATTTGAACGGCATGAGGGTTGTCGGTGTGAAGTTAATATAAGCAACGGTGGATCATCCGGGAAGATGAGAGCATCGGGGCATGGTTTTGTAAGATCATAAAGGAGGTAAGGAGAATGGCTACCAGATATGGTAATCAGACTCCCACGCACTCCGTTGTACTTCCTTATACCGAAACAAAAGGGCCTGTTGCGATTAAGTTATATAAAGAGACAGGCCGAGAGCCACAAGAGTGGCAAGAATCACTCATAGACAATATTCTTGCAGTTAATGAGGATGGTTTATGGGTACATACGAAATATGGTTATTCCGTTCCAAGACGAAATGGCAAGGGCGAGATATTAACAATCCGAGAGTTGTATTGCCTTGAGGTTGGAGAACACGCATTACATACAGCACACAGGGTTACAACATCAAGTTCTGCATCCAAAAGGCTGGCAGCATTGCTTAAAGCCAAAGGATATACGGAAATATTAAGACCGAGAAAAGATGAAGTTTATACACAGTCCTATATTTATACAAAGCAATCTGGTTTAGAGAGAATCACACTCCTCGATACAGGTGGTTCAGTCGATTTCAGAACACGAACATCGGTTGGAGGGCTTGGCGAGGGGTTTGATTTACTCATAGTTGACGAGGCACAGGAATACACAGATGACCAACAGAGTGCTTTGCAATATGTGGTGTCAGATTCAGCAAATCCGCAGATAATACTTTGTGGAACACCACCAACAGCCGTATCTAAGGGAACAGTATTTCAAAAGCTTCGTGATTCATCTTTAGAAGGTGATACAGAAGATACAGGCTGGGCAGAATGGTCGGTTGACGAGCAATCAGATGTTAATGATATAGAACTATGGTATAAATGCAATCCGGCAATGGGTTATCAGCTTAATGAGCGCAAAGTTAAAGCTGAAGATAAGAACGATGTTATTGATTTTAATATTCAAAGGCTTGGCCTGTGGATTAAATACAATCAGAAATCGGTTATCACAGAGGCAGAATGGTTTGCACTTGAAGTTGAACAGGTTCCAGAACGGGCAGGTAAGAAGTTTCTTGGTATTAAGTACGGTGTTGATGGTAACAACGTAGCATTGTCAGTTGCTTACAAAGCGAAAGATGACAAGATATTTGTTGAATGTCTTGATTGCAGACCTGCAAGAATCGGAAATGATTGGATAATGGATATTATAAGCCGGATGCAGGATCTTGGTGGAGTTATAGTTGATGGTGCAAACGGTCAGAAATTGCTTGAGGAGGCGATGAAAAACGCAAAAATCAAGCAAAAGCCTGTTTTGCCGACAGTTGGCAATATTATAGTGGCGAATGCCATGTTTGAACAGGCTCTTGAGAATGCGACCATATGCCATAGGGCACAGCCATCGCTTGTTTTATCAGCAACAAATTGCGAAAAACGTGCAATTGGGTCAAATGGTGGCTTTGGTTATAAATCACTCACTCCAGACACGGAAATTGCACTGCTTGACAGTGTAATCTTGGTACATTGGTTGTGTAACGAGTATAAGGAAAGGAAAAAGCAAATAATTAATTATTAAAGCATCCAATTGGGTGCTTTTTTAATACAAAAAATTACGCAAACACGGCGGTAACGTGGGAAAGGAAAACGAAATGGCAGAGGAGTTTAAAATCATTGAATCACAGGAGCAGCTTGATGCGATTATCAAGGGAAGGTTAGAGCGCGAAAAGATTAAATATGACAGTCAGATCGCAGAGCTTAATAAGAAACTTGAGTTGCAGTCAGGAGATGCACAGAAACAGATCAGTGAACTTACAAAGGCACTGAACGATGCAAAAGAAGAAAAAGAAGGTTTCGACAAAACTTTGGCAGAACGTGATGCAAAAATCAAAGAATACGAGTTGCACTCGGCAAAAACGCAGATTGCACACGAGCTTGGTTTGTCTTTTGAGGCTGTTAATTTCTTGCAGGGTTCAGATGCTGATGAAATCCGAAAGAGTGCAGAGTCTTTGAAGGAGTTAGTTGGTACCAAAACGGCACCACTCGCAAGTTCAGAGCCTAAAATTGATAACTCAGCAGAGGCGGCAAGAGATGCAGCACTCCGTCGGATGTCGCGTGATTTAGCAAAAACATAAAGGAGAGAAAAAATGTCAGCATTAAGTATGGGTACACTCTTCCCTAAAGAGTTAGTTGCAGAGATGTTTAGCAAGGTTAAGGGCCATAGCTCACTTGCAAAATTATCTAATCAGGAGGCAGTTCCTTTTACAGGAAAAGATTATTTTGTATTTTCACTTGACAGTGATATTTCGGTTGTTGGTGAGAATGGTGCAAAGCCTGCCGGCGATGCAACAGTTACCACAGTTACCGTAAAGCCAATCAAGGTTATATATCAGAGTCGTGTTTCTGATGAGTTTAAGTATGCTGCAGAAGAGCGCAGACTTCAGTATCTTAATGATTTTGCTGATGGTTTTGCTAAGAAGCTGGCAGCAGGCCTTGATAAGATGGCAATTCATGGTGTAGATCCTGCAACAGGCAATCTTGCATCAGGAACAATCGGAAATAACTATTTTGATTATGTTTGCGCAGCAACAGCTGTTACATATAACGGATCGGCCCCGGATGCAAACCTTGAGAGCGCAATCGCAGTTCTTGAAAACAACGAATATGCTCCCAATGGTATTGCAATGGCTCCTATCATGAGAGCTGCAATGGGTGCAATGACAAACAATGCAAATGGTGCAAAATATCCCGGATTCCAGTTTGGTGGTGTTGCAGATCTTAATGGAATCACTGTCGATTCCAATATCACCATCGGTTCAGCTTCAGGATCAAACGATCGTGCACTTGTTGGTGATTTCTCGGCATTCCGTTGGGGATTTGCGAAGAATATTCCTCTTGAGGTTATCGAATATGGTAATCCTGATGGTGGTTCATACGATCTTAAGCAGGCAAATCAGGTACTGCTCAGATCGGAAGCATGGATAGGTTGGGGCATCCTCGATGCGAATGCATTCTGCCTTGTATGTAAGGATGGCACACCTGTTATTACGACCTAATGAACGTATATCGGAATAAAATCACGGGGGCAATGGTAGAGATACCTTCAGAATTTGGCAGTGACGAGGTGTGGGAGAAAGTTTCTCCTGCACCTTCTGTCAATAAGGTAAAGGCAGAGCCTGATGAAGATATCAAGATTGCGGAGCCTCCCAAGAAAAAGACCACAGCAAGAAAGGCGGTCAAGAAATGAGCGATTATGCAACAGTGCAAGATATTATTGATAGATATAGACCATTATCACAGGATGAGCAGATGAGGGCAGCGATTCTTATCACAGATGTATGTAACCATATAAGGTACGAAGCAAGCCGTGAAAACAAGAATTATGATGCGCTTGTTGCTGCTGATTCAAATCGGGCATCTGTTGCAAAGCAAGTGACCGTTGATGTGGTTTATCGAATTTTACGGCAGAGCATTGACGGCGATCCTATGACACAGGAAAGTCAGTCAGCTAATGGTTATTCATGGAGCGGCACATATTCAATACCAGGAGGAGGCATGACAAATGCTTTCCTTCGTAAAGATTGGGCAGCTCTTGGTTTGCATACACAGAAATATGGAGTGATTGAGTGGTATGGGCAAAATTAAAGGAGTTTCAGTTGTCCTTCATACAAGGACAGTAAAAGCAAATGATCCTTTGGGCAATCCCATATATAAATATACAGATGTCACGGTAAACAACGTGCTTTGGAATGTGTCATCAGTTGATGATTTGATTGACACATCAAGACTTGAAGGCACTCAGGAGCTTTACACTTTGGCAATTCCCAAAGGTGATGCAAACACATGGCTTGAAAACACAGTTACATTCAATGGCAAAACATATCATTGTTATGCCGAAAGTGAGGGAATGGATTCACTCATTCCTCTTGAGTGGAACAAAAAGGTATTGGTGGAGCGATACGATGGCTGATAATGTTCGGATTGAGTTGAATAGTGAGGGTGTTCGGGAATTACTCCGTTCTGACGAGATGATGAGTGCTTGCATGGAGGCGGCAGAGAAAATCAAATCGAATTATGGTGGAGATGTTGAGCTTGATGGTTATGTTGGGCGAAACCGTGTGAATGTTTCTGTTATATCCTCATTTAGTCAAGCATCCGAAAATAACAGCTTATTGAAGGCGGTACACGAATGATTGAATTATCGATTATAAATTACCTTAAAACTGCATTATCACCGATAAACGTGGAGTCAGAAATTCGTCAAGGAATGCCTGACTCTTTTGTATTTGTCGAAAAAACAGGTTCAAGCCAGAGTGACCAATTATATCATGCCACATTTGCTGTTCAGAGTTACGCATCATCACTTTATGAGGCTATGGTTCTCAATGAAGCTGTGAAAAAGGCTATGATGGGAGCTATTGCCCTTTCTGAAGTGACTCGTGTTGAGTTGAACAGTGATTATAACTATACAGATCAAGCAACAAAGCAACCACGATATCAGGCAGTATTCGATATCACACATTATAAGGAGTAAAGAAAATGTCACAGACTGCAAGTTATACATCAGCCGCAAAACCGACTCCTTCAGGATGCCTTTACCGTGCTCCCAAGGGTACTACTCTGCCCACAACGGCAGACAGCACTCTTGATCCGGCAGTATTTACCTGTCTTGGCTATCTGTCAGAAGACGGCATAACAAACAGCGACACAAAGACATCCGAGGACAAGAAGGCCTTCGGCGGTGATACGGTTCTGACTATTCAGACCGATCATTCAGACAAGTTCAAATTTAAGTTCATTGAGGTCCTTAACAAAGATGTACAGGCTACGGTTTATGGTGAACGCAATGTATCAGGCGATCTCGCTACCGGCATGACTGTCCAGAGTAATGCGGATGAGCCCACACCTTATGTATGGGTTATGGACATGATAATGAACGATGACACCATACACAGGAAGGTTATACCTGATGGAAAGATCACTGAGAGAGGCGATACCGTCTACTCTTCCAAGGATCTCGCATCATATGATGTCACAATCACAGGTATTCCCGATGCAAGTGGTAATACCCATTACGATCACTACAAGAAGAGGCCGGTTGTTACGACCTAAAAATGGCAAAAAGGCGGAGGTATAGAACATGATAGAAGGAAAAACCAAATCAGGGTATGAGTTTAAGTATGATGAGCGCATATTGAATGATTACAATCTTCTCAAAGCAATCGGCAGATTTGACAGGGCTGAGACTAAGATCGAACAGGTCGTAGCTCTCACCGATATGCTCGATTATATGCTCGGAGATAATAAAGAGAGCCTCATGGAACATATTGCAGCCATGAATGATGGGTTCCACCCTGTTGACAAGATACAGGAGGAGCTTCTTGAGATTGTCTCCATGTCAAAAGACTTAAAAAACTCTTGATCCTCGCACGGCTTATTAATCAGTGCGAGGATGAAATGATATGCGATTTGGCTGAGACTTATCATGTCTTGGAGTATAGAGAATTGCCGCCTACTAAGGTGGCAATTCTTGTCTCCGGCCTGCCAGATAGCAGTCGGGTTAAGAGGAAAATTGCAAACCGCAAGCTCACAATAGAACAAATGATGCTTGCCGGGTTAGTTGATAGAGTATCGCTTCTTCTTTGGCAAAGAACAAAGGATGGAGCTGAAGGTAGAAACAGACCAAAATCAGTGCTTGAAGCTCTTGAAGGACAGAGCACGCAAGTATATCAGCATTTTGATTCAATCGAAGAATTTGAGCGCAAAAGAGCTGAATTATTCGGGGTATAAAATATGGCAACGGAATTAGCAAAAGCTTATGTACAAATTATACCATCAGCCGAAGGCATCAGTGGCAGTTTATCGAATGTCTTAGGTGGCGAAGCTACGGCAGCAGGCAAATCGGCAGGCGGCAAATTTAGCTCTGCAATGGGCGGAGTGCTAAAAACAGGTGCGGCCGCAATAGCCGGGATTGGTACGGCTGCCATCGGAGCAGGTACAGCTCTCGCTGGTGCCGCATCCGGGGTTTCTCAGTATGGTGATACCATCGACAAGATGAGCCAGAAGATGGGCATGTCTGCTGAAGCATATCAAGAATGGGATGCCGTTATGCAGCATAGCGGCACGAGTATGGATACAATGAAGGCATCCATGAAAACTCTCGCCAATGCGGCAGAAACAGGCAATGCGGCATTTAAAGAACTTGGCATAACAGAAAAAGACCTTCAAACGATGAATCAGCAGGATCTGTTTGAGGCTACCATCGCAGGTCTTCAACAAGTCGATGATACCACTCAGCGTACATATCTTGCAGGACAGTTGTTAGGCCGTGGTGCCACAGAGCTTGGTGCATTGCTTAATACATCCGCAGAAGATACACAGGCCATGCGTGACAGAGTGCATGAGCTGGGTGGTGTTATGTCTGATGAGGCCGTTGCCAATTCAGCGGCATTTCAGGACAGTTTGCAGGATTTGCAGACATCGTTTGCAGGTGTTAAGAATTCGGTGATTGCCGACATGCTCCCTTCCATGACATCAATGATGGATGGCTTAACAGGTCTTGTAACAGGCGAAGAGGGTGCCAAAGAAAAGATAACTGAGGGAATGCAGGGCATCGTTCAGAATATCACAGAAGCCATGCCACAGCTTGTTGAAGGTTTTGGTACCTTGGCGCAGGCTTTGCTTGAAGTGGCTCCTGAATTGATACAGACATTGGCACAAGGTATTATTGATGCCATTCCTGATTTGTTACCGACACTTGTTGAGGTTGTCGGCGAGATAGGGTCAGGATTGATTGAATTATTGCCACAGCTTGTTGAGGTCGGCCTTCAGGTCATCCTCGAGCTTGCGAATGGCATTGCAGAGGCTTTGCCCGATTTAATTCCGACCATCGTTGATACCATGCTGATGATTGTGGATACCTTGATTGATAATATCGACCTTTTGATTGATGCGGCGATCGCCATTATCACGGGTTTGGCAGAAGGATTGGTTGAAGCCCTGCCCGAATTGGTTGAGCGGCTCCCCGAGATAATCATTGCCATTGTCGAGGGTTTGGTTGATAACCTGCCAAAGATCCTCGAGGCGGCGGTTGAAATCATCGTTACACTTGCAGAGGGCTTGATTACAAGTTTGCCCGAATTGATTGCCGCAATTCCCGAAATAATCATGGCGATCGTTGAGGGGCTGGCAGAGGGTGCATCAGACATCCTGAGCGCAGGTGCCGATATCGCAAAAGGTATATGGGAAGGTATCAAGGGTGAATGGGATAATGTAGTAAAGAATGTTACGGAATTAGGCGGCAAGCTCGTTGATAAGGTAAAAGGATTCTTTAAGATAGGATCACCGTCAAAATTGTTTGCTGATGAAATTGGTAAATGGATTCCTGAAGGCTTGGCTGTTGGTATTGAAGCCAATACAGACAGTGTTGACGAGGCTATTGATGATATGGTGCAAGGGGCGATGGTCAATCCGAATTACAACCTTGTGGCACAGCAGGCAACAGCAATGATACCAACAACAACAGGCATAGTACAGACGAGCAACAATGACATGGTTGCCTTGCTGACTGAATACCTGCCGATGCTTTTATCTGCGATCGAGAATAGCGGAGTCACACTTGAGGGCGATGCAAAGCAGATGTTCAGGATGATGCGTAAGGAAGATAACCAATACAGAAAGGCCAATGGAGTCAGCGCATTTGCGTGAGGGTGAAAGATGGCAGATACAGCTATTTTTAAGTTGAACACAACAGATTACAGTTCGCACGTTGTTGCGGAAGAATACAAGGTCAATCTAAAGCCTGTGTATCAGGAATGGACAGATGGCGGTCAAGTTAAGCACAAGGATGTGGTAGGGCAGAAGTTGAAGGGCACGTTTCAGATGTTTTTTAAGACACAGACGGATTTGCAGACATTTCTGACTGCCTTGGCAACGAATAAAACATCAGACAATACATATCCTGTGCAGCTTAAGACTAACAATGACACGATTGACAGTTTGCAGGCAAGTACAAACGTGTTCTTGGATTTTGAGCCTGTCCGTAAACGGAATGCAAAGTGGGCAGATGTGTTTGACGTATTTGAGGTTACAGTAGAGGAGCCGTAAGATGGCACTACCATTTAGCGATACAGACAAAGCCAAATATATGACCGGGCAATATCTGAAGGAAATCAAACTGACATTTCCACAGCTTAACCTGACGATATTGAACGATGAAATATATAGCGAATCCTTAAGCCTTGAAGAAGCTATATTTGATGGCAATGCCGAGCTATCGATTGTTGGATGTATCAGCAATAGATTTGGCATTGAAATACGGAATCAGGGTGTTCAGTTAAAGAACAAGAAGATACAAGTTGACATACGGATTGACGGTGGATCATGGAACAGAATCTATGAGGGATATGTCGATTCGGTCGAGACTGTAAGGGATAGGTCATATCAGAAGCTGTCCTGTTATGATGCGCTTTATAAATGGCAGGACAAGAATTATTTTGATACTTATGCCGCATTGAATTTTCCTGTTACCATCAAAACCTTGAGGGATTCTGTATTCTCATTTATCGGAGTCACACAAGAAACCATCACCCTTGTCAATGACGATATTACAGTCGAGCAGACGGTTGAAGATGGTGAACTGGCAGTTATTGATGTAATAAGGGCAATCTGTCAGATAAACGGTGTATTCGGTCGGATCTGTGCTGATGGCAAGTTTCATTACATTGATTTGGAGATGCCATCTGAGTTTTTGCCGTTTCCTTCTGATGATAATTTCCCTGCTGATGACAATTATCCGGCAGAGCCTGTCATGGAAACGCAATACATTGACAAATACAAGACGATCTCATACGAAGACTACACCCTTGCGCAGATCACAGGGGTTACAGTTCGGGATGGCACGAGCGATGTCAATTATGCAACGGCAGGTGATGATGACAATGTACTGCTGATTGAAGGCAATATGCTCCTGAATGGAGCTGCAAAAGCAACAAAGGAAACGGTTGCAGAGAATATACTTGATAAGGTTCAGTACGCAGTATATCAGCCATTCAGCGCAGAATCAGTCGGTTTGCCATTTGTCGAGGTTGGTGATGCGGTTGCATATTATGTGTTTGATTATTCGTTTGGACAGCCTGAAACCGAGATCATGGGCTTCACGGTGATGAAGCGGTCGCTTAGGGGCATCCAATGGATGACGGACACTTATGACGCAACAGGCAACGAGTATCAGCCAGAAGCACAGCCTGTTTCTATTGGTGATGGATTGGCAGAGGATGTCGCAAATCTTCAGAATGATGTCAACAATATCAATAACAATATAAATGATATTGACGATACCTTAAGCCATCAGGGTGAGGAGATTGCGAATAAGCAGAATTTTATTGATTCCGACATCTTATATCCGACATTTCCGGGCAATACAGGTGATTTGGTATGGTATGGAAATGATCCAAAGCGGTTATTCCGATACGAAAATGGTGCATGGGTAAGGTGCAACAATTATGGATATGGCGATACACCACCTGCGATGGGTGAAGATGGCGATATCTATATCGAGAATGACGGATATCAGATTACAAAAATATGGCAAAAGGTAGGTGGCAGTTGGCTTTTTTTTGAACGTGGTGGCGGACAACCGTCACCGACTGTTTTTATTACAAATGTTCCACAGGGTGCTTTATCAGTCGGTGTGTCTGTCAGTATTAACGGTGTACCACAGAGCAATATCGGAGTTGGAATGTCAGTTACCATAGAGAATTATACAGAATAGGAGAGAAAATATGGCATCAGTTGATTTTAGTCATGCGACCATAGAGCTAAAGAGCACAGTAGTATGGAACGACAATTATAGAGTGTATTTGTGTTTGAACGATGGCACTTTGCGAAATTCCGCAAAAAATACAATAGTAAGCAACCAAGCCTCAACTGTGGTATCAGATAATTTAAACGGCTTTAAAATTCTTTATTCAGGGAAATTTACCGAAGCAGGAACTGAATTTTATATTGGTACGAATTGGGGAGGTGATGTATTAGCATGGAAAGTCAGCAATGTTTCTTTCTCCGCAGGCGATACTTACTCATTCACCGTAACAACGCACATAACCACATAGGAGGCTCATCATGGCATATACCAAACAAACATGGTCAAACCTACCATCAAAGACTACACCACTAAATGCCACCCGATTAACACATATCGAGGATGGCATTTTTTCTGCGGCATCCACAGCAGACACGGCGGCAAGTAACGCATCATCTGCTTTGACAGGATTGGATGATAAGGTGGATAAGGTCAACGGTAAAGGTCTGTCCACAAATGACTTTGACAACGCATACAAAACCAAAGTTGACGGTCTTTATGCCCCGGTTATCACGGGCACACAAATAGAATTTTAATACAAGGAGGACAATTATGATTACAGTTACAGGTTGGTCTAAACAGCCCGGCGATGGCATCAAAGAGTATCAGATTCAGGCATTTGCTGACAACAAGGCAGAGGTTGTTCCCGGTGCAGAGTTTGTTGGTATGCCGGACGGAGATATGCAGCACGGATCATCGGTTGTCACGGCATCAGGCGAGGTTGGTTTTTTAAAGTCCGATGGCAAATGGTCTTGGGTATAAGGGGGTGACGTTATGTTTGATGCAGAAACATACGCAGCAGCGGTTGCATTCACGAAGGCTCATCCGACAGGTGGCACGTTTGATTACGAAGAAATGACAAACCAGCCACAGATTAACAATGTTGTGCTTGAGGGTAATCTGGATGCCAGCGATCTTGGTCTGGCCCCGGTCATTACAGGTACACAGATAGAATTTTAATGAGAGGAGATCAATATAATGCCAGATATATTTTTGGAGACATATAAAAACAAAAAGACAGACGATGTGTATGGATTCGCTGACACCGAAGTAAGGGAAAAAATCCCCGAAGGAGCATCATCCTTAAATCCCCTTGCCACACAGGATGAGATAGAGGATATATGGGAGAATAATGCAAGAACAGGGGTGCATCA